CTCGAGACCGAGGGCCCAGGAGTCTTCTTCAACTGTGGAGAACTCAATATTGTTCTCCTTCGGGATGGCAAGGAGAAGTTCATCAATTTCGGAGAGTTCCACGAGCAGATTGTTAAAACCAATGATCCAGCAGAGATCACCGAGTTCAAGCTAGAGGGCCCTCCCAACGAGGACGGGTTCACCTACTATATTCACGCAAGTCCAGGCGACTACGGACAGCGTCCTTGGGGGCTCTACCTCTCAAAGGAGGAGGCTGTGATTTTGAAGAAGAAGATTGCCAAGGCACAGATGGCTGAGTTTGGCTACGAGTTCTGATACATTTGATGATGACAGTATTTTGTATTTTTTTATAAATTAAACTATTTTTTATGAAACTTTATTCTAAAATATTAATAAAAAAATTGAAAATTATTTTTTATCCTGACCTTATATATTTTAGCATATATCCTAAATTAAGTATCTTAAGCCAAAACAAAATGTATAGTGCTAAGGAAGAACTGGCTAGTCTTAAGGAAGAACTGGCTAGTATTAAGCAAGAATTGGCCAGTATTAAGCTCGAAACGGAACGCAGGAAAGAACTGGACCGTTGTAAGCAAAAAATGGATGAAATTGGTCTAAACCCAATTTTTAGGGAAGCAGTTATGGGTAATCCATTGATTGCGGCAGCAATAGGTGTATATAAGGCTGGTGATCATATTGTTAAGGACAAGAAGAATTATCCTGAACGTGAATATATTTTTCGTGATATTCTTAATTCAACGGATTATATTCTAAAAATTATTCGACAAAGCACTGGAACGTGGAATGGTTATGTTACAATTCCATCATCTCATCCATTTGCCACAAAGTCCTATGATGATCTGAATTACGAACATAATGCTCCAATTGAACTTACATGGAAAAATAAGAATAATTTCGGCATGGAGTTTGGTTTTGACCATAATCATAGTGGTCATACAGAAGAGAAGAATTATGCAAACTATGACAAAGTTCGGCAAGAGGTCATTGATCTTTTTAACTTTTTTAAAAAGGCAGAAGGTTATGCTGAGCCAACATCTAAAAGCGGTGGCGGTGGTGGCGGTCCCTCGTAAGGCCAACGTTTTAATTTGTGATGATTTGGACTGTAAAATGTGATGAATGAGATTGAAATAGTGATCATATTTATTTATATTTTTTTATCAAACTTTAATTCATTATATTCTGTAACATTTAAATGTTTTAGTGCTTCTAAAGGATTATTTCTATACTGCATAAAAATACATGTTACATAAGCAGGTGAATATAAATCTACTTCAATTTCTTTTAATAATTCTTCATCAATTTCACTATTAAAAAAATTTTTATATAATTTACGAATCATATCATGATCACATTCTGTAAATTTAAATTTACGATCAATTCTACCAGGTCTAATTAAAGATTCAATTAAAACTTCTGGGTGATTAGTTGTCATGATTAATATTCTTCCTTCATAACAAAAAATTCCATCTAAAGTATTCAGAAGACCAGATAAAGTTAAACTTTTTTCTTCAACTTTAGATAAAGAATTGATGGTAAAGAAATCCATTTTTTTCTCAATTGTTTGTAATTTATTAGTAATTTCATTTACTACAACATTTGTTTTATCATCTTTTTCTTCTTTTTTATTGTCTTGTTTATGTATAATATCAGTCATAGCATCAATATCTTCTATTACTAAAATAGTTTCTTTAAATTTAATTTGACCAATAAGATCACTTAATTCATTATCATTTTGTATTTCATTTAATGATAAATAATGTATATGTCTTTGACATTCATTTGATATTCCTTTAATAGTTGAAGTCTTTCCTGTTCCTGGATTACCGTGTAGAAGATATCCTCTAGTATAAGGATGATCCATTTCATGATAAAAAGATTCTGAATTTATAAATGTTTTAATATCATTTTTAATTTCAATATTCATATTATTTTTTAGAATAACAGTTTCTAATTTACGATTATTATTCATATCTTTACTTTCCCATCTTCCATTTTTATTTATATATATTTTTTGTTTAAATTCTGTTTTAGTTAAATTTTTAATATATTGATCTAGACAATAATGACAGAAGTCGTCTAATATATCAGTTTTATCATCTTTTTTAATAAGAGTTTCTAATGATATAATATAATTTTCTTTTTGTTTCTTCTCATTACCATATACTTCTATTATTTTTGTAAGTAACATATAATTTATATCTCTTTCTCTAAATTTAAAGGATATTGGTTTATTATTAGATACTATTTTATCAAATTCTATTTTATTAGAATCAATTTCACTATTCATGTCAATATCTTTCTCATAAGTATAATCAATTGGTGTTTCTCTTAAGAAATTAATATTATTATTATGAGCTAAATACCAATGAACAGCATTATATAAATTATTTTTTGTTTTATTATCAGTAATTGATTTAATATTAACTACTTTTTTAAATACATCTTCTTCAAATTTCCATATTAATTTAATTAATTTATAATAATATTTACTAATAATTGGATTTATTTTATCCCATAAATACTGGAAGAAATTTGTTCCATGCATAAATATGTAAGCAATAAGAGAAGAAATTATCAAAGACCACATAGCATTTAGGATAGCATTTTCAAACTTAAATGACTTTGATAATTCAGTTTGAGCAGTGTACATTACGTGAGAGAGGCCATTCATCATGCCATAATTCTGATATAAATTTTGAGAATTTATTTTGTATTATTTAACAAATTGTTTTATAATAAAAGAATTAATTTTCATTTTTTATTTTTGTTGAAATAGAAACATTTTAATAAAATATTTAGATATAGATTAAAAGAAATGGCTACTGAAATAACTGAATTAATACAAATACCTCCTAATAAAAAGGTGGTTATTGATTTCTATGCAACATGGTGTGGTCCATGTGCCAGAGTAACACCAATTATAGATGAACTTGCTGAAAAATATGAAGATATTAAATTTTTAAAGGTAAATGTGGATCAAGCAGATGAAATTGCTGAAGGATTTGAAATTGGATCATTACCAACATTTGTATATTTAAATTTAGGAAATATAGTTCATAGAATTGAAGGTGCAGATTTAAATAATATATTAAGATCAATTGAAAAACTTGATCAAATAGTAAACCCCGATAATGAAAACGATGATAACAATGATGAAAATGCTATTGAAGAACCAGTAATTTCTGAAGTAAAAAAAGAAGAAAGAAGAGATAAAAGAGAAGAAGGAAGAAGAGTTAAAAGAGAAGTAAGAAGAGACCAAATAACAGAAAGTAATATAGAGCCTAAAAAGGAAGAAAGAAAAGAAAGTAAAAGTAACAGACGTGAACCAAGAGAAGAAAGAAGAGAAGAAAAAAGGGAAGAGACTAGAGAAGAAAGAATTCAAAGAAAGAGATTAGAAATGGGATTAATAGAGAAGGAAGCAGGTGAAGAAAAATCATCTAAGAAAATAGAAATGAAAATTGCAGAAAAGAAATCAAGAGAAATAGAAAAGAAGAAATCAAAGAAGAAGTCTAGTAAAGAATCACAAAAGAAAGCTGAAAGAAGAAATTTTAATGATGTAAATCCTTATGAAATTGAATATAATAATGATACACCAGAAATTTCATCTGATAGTGATGATATATCAGTTTCAAGTTAAATATAAAATGTTTTAATTAATATATTTATAATATTTAGTATATTATAAATAATATATAAATGAATAAATATTATGAAAAATATTTAAAATATAAAAATAAATATTTAGCATTAAAGTATAATTTTGATAATAATTTACTTGGAGGAATTACAGCAGTTGCTAGAACAACAAATACTCAAAATAGAGATTTACCACCCTATGTGCCAGCATATCCTAGAATTCTTTATAATGAAACAATCCAAGATTTACAAGAAGCTGTTGATATTGATATACAAATTATACCCGTAATAAATGCTATAGATTCCTTAATATCTTTTCCATTACCTATTGCTGTTCCAGGAGGTTATCCTCCAAATCCTGTATTAAATATATTAATTACAAATATATGTACTGAAATTGGAAATATGAATATTCAAGGAATGCCAAAAATAGTTTATCATTTAGTTCAAAATAAAATTATAAAAAGATTAAATATTATTGAATGGGATTTAATTAATAACGCAATATATGCTAGATTACTTGATTATAATGATCCAAATTCAATAAATAGATTAAAAAATCGTTCAGGTAATTTAATAAGACAATTAAATTATACTAACGCACAAATTAATGCTAGATTTGCTATAACAGGATTCGTAACAGTAAACAATGCGTTGGCAGCAGCAGCGGCAGGAGCAGCTGCTGCTCCTGCTATACCAATTCCAAGACAAATTTCTGCTTTAGATATTAATGTTCAAGAAGTAGGTATACCAATCGTTCCAATAAATTTACCAAATCCAGTTGTTTTAGTTGCTGTTCCAGTTCCAGGACTAGTACCTGTAATACTAGCAGCATATACCCCAAATTTATTCTTAGAAACAAATCAAGATAAAACATTTATATTCGAATCAAATCCTTTAACTTTACCTTATTTAGATAATTTAGATATACCATCATTAGATAGAAATAATTTTTTAATATATATTTTTAGAATATATTCTAATTTAATAAATAATAATATTTCAAATGGACATATTTCATTAACTTATAGATATATAACTAAAGTAATAAGAGAAAAATACCAAAAATTTCTAGAAACAAATATTAATATAAGACAACAAAATATACCTAATCCATTAGTAGTTGCTAAAGAAATAAAATATAGATTTTTTATTCAAGCTTTACAATATTATTATTTAAATGGAAGAGATGTATATACAATTGATGAAATTTGTTTTTATTTAAGTCAAATTAATAATCCTGCTTTAGGTGGAGCATTAGTAGTAAATAGTAAATACTTTGATGATTATATATTACAAGTTAAATATGAAACACCTATATATATTAGTTGGTTTGATAACTATACTAAACCGAATAATTTAAATCAATCATTTGCTTTTAGAGGAACTGCTTTTTGGGTAAATGTATTTAAATATTTTATTGTTAGAACACCTATTGATCAATTATTCATAAATTTTGGTGTTGGAAATACCGCTAATAATAAATATTTTGTAAATACAACTAATTTTAAATTATTTCAACTTACATATTTAATAATTAATAATTTTAGAAATTGTGCTTTTAATTTTAGAAATATTCAGAACCAAGCATGCGGTGTATTAGAAACTAGGTTAATAACATCAACTAATTTAAATCAACCAACTGTTCTTGCTCCAGTAGACATGGCTCCTTTTGAAAAAGTTAATATACCTGAAAGTAAAGTAATTGATATAGATCAAATATTTACATTTACAAATCAACCAATATTAGTAAATAATGATAGATTTAATGTCGAATTAAAAATTAATTTAGACGATGATATTAATAATGAAATTACATATACAGAAAGAATAGAAGATCTTACAACAATTAATGCGATAGTAGCAGCAGCACAACAGCATCATAATTGTAATCATTTTTTAGCAAATGAACCAGCACCTGGACCACAATGTCATAATTGTAATAATTTAAGACAACTAGTAAGAGATCACATAGATAGAAATGATTCATGGAAATTTACAATTCATGGAGATATAAATATTAAAAGAGGAGGATGTGATAATAATGGTGTTACTCAGATAAAAAACGCAGGCAAATGGTCACATTTTAGACGTTTACCTGTTCCTGAAATACCTAATCCTCAAAATAATTTATGTATAGAAAGAGTAAATAATTATATAATAGATATTAATGAAAGATCTAATCATCAAGAAGAAGAAATTCATTATGTTCGTATTAATGGTAATTATAATTTCAATATAACACAAAGTCAAAAGAGAATAAAACCACCAAAACCACCAAGAGCACCAAGAGACCCAAATTATTATAGACGTGCTGGAAATTTTAATCGTTATGATAACTTTATGAGAATTATTAGAAATGAGATAAATATGACTCATTCATTATTGTTACATTTAACTACTTTAACTACTTAAATAAAAATTAATTATATAAAATAATTTTTATTGAAGTGATTTAATGATTTCATAATAAGTATTATATGAAGTATAATTAGTTCCATAGGAATAATTCAACTCAAATTCTAGTTCTATATTTAATTTTGTTTTTGTTAGATCATCTAGAAGTGCTTTCTTTATATCTTCATAATCACTTGATTTAGTAATATTATCATTCAAAAGATCTTCTTTAGAAATTAAATTTAAATTAAATTTCTTATTAATAATAATTGATTTATCTCCATCATCATCTTCATCAATAAAATATTGAATATGGTTTTCATTTAGATTATTTTTAATTTGATTATTATCTTCTAATTGAATAACATAATCAATACTATATTCATTCTGATAAA